ATGTCAATTGCGCTCGTTATGTTTGATAAACACTGGCCCTCTCTCAGTGATACAAATAGACGGAATATCTGGAATTATCTGAAAGTTCTGTGTGTTTTGTGCGAGAAGGCGAAGGACCTTTGAAACAGCGTAAAGAAATGCCCCACTCTCTTCCAGAAGCCAAATAGATGTCCGAGACCATCTTCAATAAGAAGTTCTCAGAATTCTGCGATGATCTGGCGGGAGCATGCCCCGAATACTCTACGGATATTCAGATTGCGAAAGAGCTGGAGCCCGATGAGCGTGTAAGAGCTTATCGCGCCGAGGTTCTGAGAAAGAGGACGCGTAGCCCGACAGTAAACCCTGGCCGCGTGCTTCCCAACGTCACGATTAAGGACCCCGTGTGGACGGCCCTGTCTGATAAAAGCAAGAAGGCTATTCTGGAATACCTCGCCCTTCTCGACGTATCCTGTGTGATGCTTGCGGTGGATCTGAGCGGTGGCCAGAACGAGTCTTTTTCACAGGATTGGGTTGACGAGACGATGCGCGAGTGGCGCACGAAGATGGACCGCGTGGATTTCAAGACGATGGCCGACAAGTTCACGAAAATGTTCGGAACGGAGGGGGGCGCGCTGCCGCCGCTGCCTGAGAAGTTCCTGAAGGGGAAGCTGGCGAAGCTGGCGGAGGATATGGTGCGCGAGTTCAAGCCTGAGGACTTCGGCATGTCGGCGGAGGATCTGGCCGCCTGCGAGAAGGATCCTACCCGCGCATTTGAGATTCTGATGGCAGCATCGGGCGAGAACCCGCAGAACCTCCAGAAGGTGATGGGGCGCGTGGCGAAGAAGCTGCAGGCAAAGATTCAGAGTGGAGAGCTGAGACCGCAGGACCTGGCCGCCGAGGCCGAGGAGCTTATGAAGGATTTCCAGGAGAATCCGGCCTTCGTGGAGATGCTGAATAGTTTCCGCACGGCTTTCTCGTTTGAGGAACCCGAGGCTGCGAAGAAGTCTGGTCACGATGGCGAGGGACGTCTTGCACAGGCTCGCGCGAGACTTCGCAAGAAGCTGGAACAGCGAAAGAAGAAGTAATTTCAGTCTTCCTGGCAGAATGCCTATGCTCACTGAAGGTGATCTTACAAAAAGAAACCAGGCACGAATGGCATTTGCCTCTTATATAAAGAATAAAGAAGACTTTGCTAACGGCTCAATAGCTAGAACACTAAATCTTTTACCAAGTGATTTGACAGAAAAAAACATAGGAGCCGCATTTACATCCTATGCGGAGTATCAACTTTATCTTCTTCAACCTCATGGGTTTATTTTACAGATTCTAAATGGAAATAAATCAGTATCAGGAAGCACGGCAGGACTAACGCAAATAAGTTTTGCTGGAATAACGGATTCGCAGGCATCTATTTATGGATTAGATGATGCATTTGTGCCGATACCTATGGGTGGGATGGTTTTTAACTTTTTTGGCACGAATTATAGCAGTTCTGTAACATGGAATACAAACAACGCACTGATATTTGGGCCCACATTTAATGGTAACATAGTAAGTGTATCAAATGTGACAGCTAATGCGATATTACTTGGTAACTATGATAGAATATGTAGGAGTCTCTATTATTCAAATAGTATAACATCAGATTATTCAATTACCACACTTATTCTAACATTTACTGATTATTATACTGATCCTGGTACACCTACCTATAAATATCAAATACGTCTCATTAGAGAAAATACAAGGGCTCTGCGGCAGTTTGTAGAGGTGTGTGTTGTATCAAGTCCACCGAGTCCTGGGTATTCTTCAAATCCCGCAGTATCCTATCCTTCTGGTACTGGAGGGGGTGGAGCACCCATCGATTCTAGCGGTTATTTTATTGATAGTACGAAGAATTCACCTTACAATATTACAAATGGAACAGTATCATGTTTAAATCCGTGCGGGTCAACCTTTTCAACGGCGAGCCCTCCCGCTGGAAGCTCTTTTGTATTCTCGAGTGACTCAACTGGATCATCCTGGACATTTACCAATAATTCATCTGTCAATGTGTAACGTCGTGACTTTATATCTAAAAATTAAGAAAACTATAGTTTCCTTAATTTTGAGTTCATATGGTAGAGTGATACACAATGTCAAAAGGATTATGCGACCCTTATATCTGGGAAGACATTCGTTCAGTTCCGAATGCCTTCACCGGTCTTCTTCCACCGGCCGACCCGTGTGTGAGCAACTTAGTGAATACGGTTCTTTGTGTGTATAGCGTGGCTATTCTTCTTGCTGGTGCACTCTTCTCTAGAGGTCTCACAGTTAGTTTATATGTACTGGCCGCCGCCACAATTCTTCTTATCCCCGCCTTCATGGCATACGGCAAGGCATCTACTCTCGTAAGCACGAAGGTGGCCGAGCCGTTCAGAGACGACGTGGTGCCTATTCAGAAACCCCGAGCGCTGACTGACACCACATACCCGACAGACAGAAATCCGTTCATGAACGTGCTTCTGGACGAGATTAAATACAATCCGACACGCCCTGCCGCCGCCGAGATTGGCGAGAAGAATGTGAAGATTACGCTTGATGACTTCTTCCGCGTGGAGTTCACGAGCGATCCTACGGACGTCTTCGGACGGTCACAGAGCCAGCGCCAGTTCATCACCATGCCGAGCACGACCATCCCGAATGACCAGCACTCTTACCAAAACTGGCTCTATAAAATCCCTGGCAAGACGTGTAAAGAGGGGGGTCGTGAGGCATGCCTTCCCGGAACAGATGGGGGGAAGCTACCATGGGTTAATTTTAGCTAAGAAGCGCCTGGGTTTCCAGGGCAGGCGTCTTTCCGCATTTAACCTTGCGTAGCGTCCGCTTTCTCTTCTCCTGGAGCACTGTCTTCGTGCAAATGGCAATTGCGACGCCCTCGCGCTGTGCCTTCTTTACTTTCAAAGTTCTACCGACTTTTTTTACGCATCGGCAAAACTTTTCAGCGAGCTTCATTTACTTCTGTGTAAGAAAAAAATAGACGGTAGCGTCGTGATAAAAATTAAGAAAGTCATTACTTTCTTAATTTTGTATCCAACGACTAATTTGGTGATGGAACTTAAATTTAACGGAGCTCTGTGAGCTTCGTTAAATTTAAGTCTCACCGGTATTCAGAGATGTTCCAGGTGAACCGGTCAACCCATACCAAGGATGATAACTGCGGAATTGAACAATACTACAGACAGTCACTTACGGCTGGCAAGTATTACACAACGAATCTTGTCCCCGATGCTCGCGAGGTGAACCCGCTGGCTGTGAACAATCTGATTGTATACCCGCGCGAGGGCTTCGGCCTCAACAATGCCGCTATCGATGCCGACTCTGTTCTGCGCAACCAGCCCGAGTTCAAGAACAACCGGTGCAATATCCGCCCCCAGGCCCGTCCCTTCTTATCCGTCCCGTTTATGGGCGGCGGCCGCGGAAATCCCGACGTGGAGAGTCTGCTCATCCACGCCGAACAGGTGCGCCAGGGCAAGGAATGCGGCACGATCTCTGAGCAGCAGTATGACGGTGTGTTCACCCCGCTCATCCCCAGTGTGAAGGACAATATCCAGAACCCGAAGAACCTCGTTACGGAGGTAGCATCCGCTGGATGGATTCGTGGTGGCCTCCCCAGCCGCTCTTACATCCGTGACGTGAACTGTTAATCCCTCTTTGACCAATTTTTATTGTTAAAAAGAGTAGAAATGAGCTCATACCAAGAGGCATTTGAAAAGACCCCGCTAAAGACACCGACTGAGCGGACCGAGAATCCGCAGAGTTATGACCAGGCCGTCTATGCTTACCAGCACAAGAAGGAGGCTCGCCACATTCTTGGTCTCGTCGGTGGCAACGAAGTATCCGGCATCAAGGGAAATCGCGTAGATCTGGAGTCTGACCTCCTCGGCATTACTCGCCCTACTACGCGCGGCAATGAACGTCTCCACCAGCCTCTCCGTATGAAGCAGGCCACCCTCGAACGGGTCAATGCGAAATACACTACGCCGCTGACAATCAACCTCCAACCTGTTCACCTACCTTCATACCAGATGTGGGCATACCCTGCCACTCTTGCGCCTGAGCCTTTCAAGCAGGAGACCTGCCAGAACCCTGAGAAGTTTTGAGCTAATAATAGAAGGAGCGATGGTCAACAAGAATAAATTAACCCGAAAGCGGAAGCGCATAGCAAGAGAGATTATTGCGCCCACTATACGTCGGCCTAATGCGACCTCTTCATCCTCTCATATACAGGTTCCCTTTTGGGCATATAGTTTACGCAATAAAAAGAAAACACGGAAAAATAAGTGATATCACGGTAGATGAACGACGGGCAGCCTTCAGTAAAACAACAGGCTCTTACACGCTTACGGAACGACGATTTTCGTCATACCGATGACATGAGAATAACGGGATATTCTTTACAGTATTATGTTAATGCCCCGGGCATCAACTGTCCCGTCTCCTTCCCCGTTGACCCCACCATTCGTATCCAGAAGAGTGGCGCGAGCTGGAAGGAGGGCCAGTGGAAGACGGACGTGGAGTCGGATCTGAAGAACATCAATCGTCTTGGAACCCGTGTTCGTGGGAATACGGAATCCTACCAGCCCAAGACCAACGTGATGAATGCAATTCCTCTGCGCCCCGCCCCCGACGAGAGTTTCCCTCTTGGATTCAACCGTCTGACGAACCCGCCCTGCACACTGCGGGCCACTGGGTGGAATCGCTGGGAGGTTCTGCCCCACAATCCTCAGCTGACATATGAGACGCCGTTTGACTTCTTCATACCGTCGCGGGACCTGGATAAACAGAAGTTCAGAACACACGGTGACTGCTTGGGTCTACCGAATGGATATTAGACCCAAAGGAGTTATTACCATATAAACTGAAAATTAAGGAAGCTCATTGAGCTTCCTTAATTTTAAGATTTATCGGTTAATCTGTCGTAGGACATTAATTTTAAGGAAGCTATAGCTTCCTTAAAATTAAGTCACGACGGTATATTAATTTTATGCGACTATTGTTCACATAAAATTAGTAGTTTACGTTAGTATGGAGATTGTAGCTCTAGCAGGACTTTTAGGATTAGGATATGCCGTCACCAAACTTGCAACACCCTCTGGAGTCGACGATACGCCTATTTCGTATAAGAAAGGGAATGCCTCTCTCCGCGAGGCGTTTGAGTCTGCGGTGCCAACTGGACCCCCTGGCAGACCCCTCACAACTATGGCAAAGGGCGGCTCTGCGAAGGGAGCTTCCCAGGAGCTTGACCTGATGTATGCCACGCCTGGTGGAACCGTGTATCCGAGTGAAATAAACCCCGGTCCCCAGGGAACTGCTTTCGGATATGCATCAAAGACATCAAAACAAGACTACGGTTCGTCGCCGGGCTTAAGAGCAGGCGAGTCTGCCACTTCGCAGGTTATGATGAATGCTGGCGGCATTGAGGATAACCCTGTCTATGTTGATGGAAAGTTCGTCGTGAGCCCTCTTTCAGGCAATAAGATTGCCACGAACGACTTTACTCACAATAACATGGTGCCGTTCTTTGGTGGGCAGGTGCGTCAGAATGTGGATGCGGCCGCGAATACCAGCCGTCTTGATTCATTCACGGGCGCTGGAACAACCACGATTGCGAAGAAGGAGGTGGAGACAATGTTTAACACCCCTCAGACACCCTATGGCAATCCGTTTGGAATGGAGGACAATACGGATTTCGTGCAGAGTCGTATCAATACGCCGCGCAATCGTGCGGGTGAGAAGCCGTTCGAGCCTGTGCGTGTTGCACCCGCCGTCGGCGAGGGGTTCGGCAGCACAGGTAAGGGTGGATTCCAGCAGCTGGAGACGAACCAGTATATGATGAAGAACATAAAACGCACCGATGATCTGCGCACGGCCGACAAGCCGAAGCTGACGTATGATCGGCCCGTTGTTCCTGGTGTTAGCTTCGTCACGGCGGGTGCCAAGGACACGGGTGAGGTGCGCAAATACAAGCCTGACGCGTTCTTTATTGACGAGGCTGGTGAGCGCTTTGTGGGCGCCTTCGCACAGGATGCGCAGAAGGGTGAGGCGCGCCCCATCCAGATCATGAAGCACCAGGCCCGCCCTGAGACGTCTGTCGAGTATGTGGGCCCTGGCGCGGCACAGGGATTTGGCGACTCCTACGTGACTGGCTCTTACCGTGCCCCGATGGCGCAGCAGTATGGTGGCGCTGGATACCGTAACGCCGACGCGAGCAGCTACTACACGGGTGACGTGGATGCCCCCGAGGCTGACTATGGCCGCTCGTCCATTGAGATGCGGCCGAATGAGCGATCCGCGACAGGCGAGCGCACTATGGGTCTGAACTTAGTGCCGGCGGATACGGGCAATGTGACAGTGCACTATGATGACCCGAGCAGACCCACGCGTCGCGAGGAGACGAGCGGCAATATCCGCCAGACGGGCACACCTGTTGGCTATGCGGGTGGTGCGCCGGCCGTTACCGTGTGGGACCCCAATGATGTGGCGCGCACAACGGTCAAGGAGACGACGGTTCACTGGGGCTACTATGGAGGTGCGGCCCCGGCGGATGGACCGACGAAGCTGAAGACGTATGACCCCGATGATATTGCCAGACCGACGCAGAAGGCGCAGATTTCCGCCAAGTCTGAGCACTTCGGCCCCAGTATCTCTGTGAACAAGGACTTCACCAGCCACGACGCCGCCTACAACATGCGCTCGAACCCGAATAAGGAGCAGATCGCCAAGGGTCGCCGCCCCATTGCTGGAAACGGAAATGTGGCCGTCTTCACAGGCGAGAAGAATGGGGTGACCTACAAGAAGCTGGATGCTGACAGTGTAAATGACCGCGCGAACGCCGTCAACCGTGTCAGCGGTATACCGACAGGCGTCGGTGATCTGGGCCAGGTGAAGTATCGCGTCCCTCTTGAACTGGATATTAGCCTCCAGCGCAATACGCTTGACATGATTGCTGCGGTTGAGAGCAACCCCCTCCAGCAGAGCTTGAAGAAGAATGCGGACCACGACGAGGCTCTTTATCAGGATATGTTGAAGGGTATGTAAATATCTAAGCCCATTCTTAGATGAAGAAACAGAGCCCTCAGTTTCTGATAGCCTCTGCTATTGTTGCATTTTTAACAATTATTGGGGTTGCTTTGTATAAATATGCAACAGATTCTCCTCACAGAATCTCTTCCGAGGAGGCGAAACGGCGTATTTCTGCAAAAGAGATTGATATTGTCTTAGATGTACGCACTGACACAGAGCGTAAGACGCTAGGCATGTATCCTGGTTCTCTTCATATCCAAAGTGCGGATCTTCCTGTCGAGGCTCCTAAACAGCTTCCAAATAAAAAGGCCCGCATTCTTGCATACTGCAATACAGGACACAGAGCTAGGATGGCAACTGATAAGCTTCATGAACTGGGATACAAGAATGCCGTGTATATCTCTGGGCAACACACGTCTCTTGTCTAATTAAAGGTCTAAGGGTAAACATCTGTAAACCTAAAGATGGCAACAAAAGCCCAGTCCCCCAAAGGCGCACTTCTCGTCTGTGGAGAACCTGGTTCAGGAAAAACGGAATGGATTCGGTCGCATGCGAAACTCCACAAGGCAAAGTTGTTTCGCTGGAATACGCGCATTGATAGGTCGCTGCGAGAGGGTCGCGAAGTGCTGCATCAACAGGTTCGTGCCAGAGATACAATGTATGTGTGGCTGGAGGGCGCAGATGATCTGACCCAGGAGGCACAGGCATTTCTTCGCAGAATTCTGGAGACCGCATCTTCCAATATAACATGTGTTCTGGAGGTGCGTGAGCCCTGGAAGCTATCACCGCCGATTCTAAGTCGCTGCACAATTGTGAATATGTCATCAAAGACGTCATTTAGGAAGAGCAGAAATATTGAGGAAGCTAAACGCCTTGGACTTATAAAACAGTCTACACCACCTGAGAATCCTACGTGGAGCGACATTCCAAAGATGCGTCAGGATGGTATTGATCCGTTTGAGATCTTTGATCACTGTTTCAAAAAGTATGGCTGGGAGAACAAGATTCTTCAGCGGTGTATTACAGCAATAGGGGGCGGTGCCTCTCCTTGGGCACAGCTCGCTTACTTCTTACACTCTCAAACTGCGTGAAATTCCTCTTCAAATGAACCCATCTCAAAAAAGAGATGGAATCAACTGGTGAAAATGTTGGCGTATATGCCGAGGCGAAGGGTGAGTATACTCGTCAGCTTTGCCAGTTTCTAGTTCCTGCCCTGCTGGGCTACTTTCTTCAGATGGTGGATGAGGCAAAGGAGAAGGATACGGATGCTAAGAAGCTTCTTTGGAACTTCCAGAATCTTCTGAAGGATGTGCCCGACTGGAATGTGGATAAGGTGCGCAGAGAGACAACCACCATCCAGACCCTTGCGAAGTGTGATTATCTGGAGGAGCTCCTGACTGCCGTCTTTATTGCACATACAAAGGTGCTTTCAGCGATTCGTCTCACTACAAAGAACAAGAAGTTGCAGATTTCTATTCCTAAGCTGGACCATTTTCTTCACCGAACTCTTGGCGATTGTGCCCGTCTTATCTGGTCAAACGTCTATCTATTTACCCCTACGGGCACACCTGTTGAGCGCCAGAAGAATCTCAATTTAGTCGAGGGATTATTGGGCGAGGGTATTCTTCAGTCTATTCGCACAATGCTTCCTGTAAAGAGCATTCTACGGGAGTATCTCCACGATGATGGCGAGGAGGAAGAGGAGAGTGAGCCCGTTATCCCTGTAGCTCCGGCACCCGTTCCCGTTCCCGTCACAGATCTCAGCGCGAATACTGTTGTTCCTGCCCCTGCTCCTGTTCCTGTTCCTGAACCTGTGGTGGCTCCTGTAGAGGTTCCTGCACCGGCTCCTGTTCCTGTAGAGGTCCCTGCACCGGCTCCTGTTCCTGAAGAGGTCCCTGCACCGGTTCCTGTAGAGGTCCCTGCATCAACTCCTGCCCCGGTTCAGACTATCGTGGTAGATACAGAACCCAGCGTCCGGTTTACAAATATTGACAGTGTATTCCACCACAGTGATCCCGAACAAAATGTAATGAGCGAGGTCAATACAATTGAGAATGACTTTGATGAGGACACTCTCCAGTTTGTAGATGCGCCGCCGACTGGGCTGGATGGCGACTATGAAGAACTAAACTAAGCGGGAAAGAACCTCCTGTTTTTTTCCTTAAGAGCCTCAGAACATGTCCTCCACTATGCTTGCCGCGGGTATCGCAATCGGAGGCGTAACAATCGCAGGTGTTGGTGCAGCCAGCACCTTTTATATGGAGAATAAGAAACCCAGTATAAAATCAATAATGCGTGACTTTATAATCGGTTCTGTGCTCGTCCTTATGCTTATCCAGCTTCTCCCTGACTCTATCCAGCAAATCGCATCCTTTCTCCCGTCCCTCTCAAGCGTAGCGACGATGGTGGGCGGCGCTGCCGACACAGTTGCCGCCGCCGCATCGAATGATATGGAGATTCAGGTGGGGGTTCCAGGGTTCTGATGATTTCCCACTTTCTTATTCCAGACTAGGCCAACCGAAGATAATCCATCTAGCAATACGGTTGTTGGATTCCATTCACTATTCCAATTAAATTCACTTGCCCTATAATCATAAGGATATGTATGATGATAATTATGCCATCCTTCACCAACTGCTATTAAACTAGTTAGTGCACTTTGTCTTGAAGAGATTCTAGGATTATACGGAGTGGTTCCCCACATGTGTGCTACACTATTGACACACCATGTTGAATGAAGAAGAAGGATCCATCTAAGAACTCCAAAATAGAAATATCCTATCCATGCCGAATTCCACATGTATTTTCCATAGAGTGTTGGAAGAATAAAACAGAAAAGATGAGATAATATAAAGTTGTTTCTGTGTTGAAACATAACAATTGAATCATTTTCTATATCATTCATAATAATTGTTCGTGAAGCCTCGCGAAGTTTATTGTTTTTTCTGAAAAAAAGCCAGCCCATATGAGAATACCAGAAACCATATTGTATAGAATGAGGGTCCATTTCAGTATCAGTATATTTATGATGCATTCTATGGTCTCTTGTCCATTGATAAATAGAACCCTGGTGTGCAGCTGAATTTGCCAGCATGAAGAGTAGACGTACAGGCCAAGCAGCCTCATACGATTTATGTGACCAAAGACGATGTGCTCCAGCCGTTATTCCCAACATACCAACCATTTGTATGGAAATAATTAGCTCGAGCATCAGTTTGTAAGAGAAAATGGATGGAAGATGGTAAAGAGCGTATAGCGCCAGAGCATGATGCGATGTTAAGTAAATGATATTTGTATAATGAAGTTGTGATTTCATCTAAACTATAAATATTTAATAGTATGGTAACTTTACCGGTGAGACTATAATTTAAGGAAGCTCAAAGAGCTCCCTTAAATTATAGTTCCATCACCAAATTAGTCGTAGGACATTAGAATTTAGGAAGCAGTGGCTTCCTAAATTCTAAGTCACGACGTTAAACAAGCCCCTCAGTGCTATCTTCCCGCGGTCTCGTCCGATTCCGCTGAATTGCGCAGGCAATACTAATAATTCCGCAACCACAAAATAAAAAAATACCAACAGCTGTAGCGACTGCTAATCCAATATCAACCGCTACCTCTGTATACGACATCTATACTAATACGCAACCCCCCCTTTAGATAAAGAGTGAATACACCTTCTCACCTGCAGACACCGCCAATGTCTTAAACTGCGAAAAGGGCATCTTATTTATCTGCGCCTCAGGTTTAGCGTTGTGAACTTTCGCCGCAATGTGCTTGTATAAGTCAAAGTCGGGAAACCGCTCGGCGCCATCGGGCTCCTGTAAAATATTCTTGTCATCATCATCTACCATCCACGACCAGATACAGTTGTAAAGAGGTGAAACAGTCTCGCGCACAACTAATCCATCCTCTTCACTCAGAATTGTCTGGCTCTCGGACTCCGCCGGCTTCTCTGGAAAAAGAGACTCAAATACACTCACCGCCAGGCGAGATAAATCAAACGAGGGATTCGGCTCGACAACCTCGTGCGAATTCGGCGAGAGCGGCTTGAAGGAATACTGGCCATCTGCGTCATTGCCAGGGCGGAAATCGTCGCTCACAATCACATGCTTATTCACGGAGAAAATGCTCCGCCCGAAATCAATCAGGCGGAAGATTTTTCCATACGTAGGCACTTTCCAGACTGAGCCATCCGATGTCTTGTAGAACAGGAACGGTTGATCAGTGGAACTCCACACAATATTATTCGTGTGCAGATCATTGTGCGTCATACCGAACACCTTCTGCATTGCACACAGTGCAGCAATCACCTGGAAAATCCACGCAGACCACATGGTCTCCCATTCCGCAGTTCCAGGGCTAATCGTGTGCTTCCTTGCATCCAAGAGAGAATCCATTGTATTCTCATTTGATTCGGTGAAGATTAACATGACTGGAAAGTCAGAGATGTTGGCATACACAATAAACTGCTCAGATTCATCTTCATCTTCATCTTCATCCTCATCCTCATCCTCCTCAAAACTCTTGCTATCCATGGATGCAGATTCCAAGCTGGCATCCTCATCCACATCGGCGTTCATATCTATTGACTCCAGTATCTCCTCGCTCTGTGTATCGGACAATTCAGGCTTGGTGAGAATATCGGCGAGCACGCTCTCGGGTGCTGGCATGTCCGGCGCCGAACCATTCAAAACGCTCAGCGTATAGAGGCCACGATCCTTTCCATTCCAGAACCACCGTGCATTTCTAAAACTCTCGTAATCATCGTTGATATTGTAACGATACGTATCGGCGCGTGCACAATATGCTCCATAAAAGTTATTAAAATGAGGAGAGGTGCCTGATGTGCGAAGGCCGCTCAGAGCATAGGTGGCCAGCGCCTCAACATATGCCTGATTCCAGGGATCCTGTAGCTTGTGCCAGGCCGACGTCCACGTCTTCGAGTGTCCAGGAAGGCCGGCTTCCTGTGGAAGGGAATAGCGCCCCTGCATCCAGCGGACCGGGTCAAGTAGGTGGGTCACCTTCAGGAAGACGCGCTCGCTCGTCTGAGTTCCATCCTTCTTCTTAAGGGTTACCGCGCAAAACCCCTGGCCACCTGAGCAATCAACGGCGACGAGCGAAGAGGGCAGGTCATAAGCAACCTTGGCCGCCTGGTATTTGTTCACACGGAAGACTTTGGAAAGCGTGGGGAAGAAGGTCTGCAAGTTTCTGTAGCCGTAAATACCTTTGACGCCCTCAGGAATATCCTCTTGAAGAAATCTGGGCATTGGAAGGTTCATCCCCCGGAGTTTTTCCATCTTTTCCTCATCAAGAATACATGCGTCGTGTAAAAGCGCATATTTTTTAGAGGATACATAGAAGCAATGAGTTCGCCTATGGACGTGAGTCTACGTAAGTTTGATATGCGCAGAATCCAACAGGACGCCGTATGTGTTTTTATAGGCCGCCGGCGCACTGGAAAATCCACGCTTGTGCGTGACCTCCTTTTTCACCACCAAGACATGCCTCTTGGAACAGTCATCTCAGGAACGGAGGAGTCCAATTCGTTCTACTCCAAGATGATCCCCCCACTCTTCATTCACGGCGAGTATAGCCCCCTCATTCTCGCCAACTTCGTCAAGCGGCAGAAGATGATTATGGCGAAGATTATGGCGGAGCAGGCGGCGGGCCAGATGAAGTCGCGCTACGACCCCCGCTCCCTTATGATTCTGGACGACTGTATGTATGACGACAGCTGGACTCACGACAAGAACATCCGCTACCTCTTCATGAACGGTCGCTGGCTCAAGGTCTTCTTCTTGATTACCATGCAGTATCCGCTGGGTATCCAGCCGGCTCTGAGAACCAACGTGGACTATGTCTTCATTCTGCGCGAGCCCTATCTGAGCAACCGCAAGCGCATCTTTGACAACTATGGCTCTGCCTTTCCGTCGTTTGAGTTCTTCTGTCAGATCATGGACCAGTGCACGACAAACTATGAGTGCCTCGTCTTGGATAATACGACACAGAGCAATAAGTTGGAGGACATTATCTTCTGGTATAAGGCGGAGATGCACGGTGATTTCCGCATTGGGGCGCCTGAGTTCTGGGCCCACTCTGCTGCGCACATGAAGGAGAAGGAGGGGAATGAATATGATCCCCGTTCTGCCACACGTCTGAAGGGGCCGGCAATTCAAGTTAAGAAGATATAAGAATAGAATAGATGGACAAGTCCGGTGCTATTTCTTGCTTATTATTCATAGCTGCCCTCGCCATTGCGCTTCTCATTGCCGACAGATATATCCGCATTTCTCGGTATATTGAGCCTTTTGAGGGGTCTGCCAATGCCCAGTGCGGCGTTGATATGGCGCCCTGCGACTTCCCTCTTCAGTGTGTGAATGGATATTGTAAGTCGGTTAGCCCCGGGCGTCTTCCTGTAGATACGGGTCTCCCGGTTGTGTAATATTGTGAAGCGGTTAAAAACATCGTATATTCTGGTGGCCTAAGATAGTATGGATTTTCTTAAGAACTTTGCCCCGTCGTGGATGAATCTCAATGTATTTGCTGGACTTGGCGCCGTTCTTCTTGTGGTGGGCCTGTATTTTGCGTATCGCTGGTATACGGGCAGAAAGAGCCCCTTTTCCGATATGGGAGAGCCGTGTGACCCGCAGTTAGAAAATGCGTGTGGAAAGGATGCGAATTGCCACGCAGACGACACGGGTGAGAAGGGTATTTGCTTTCCCAAGGAGGAGGAGCCGCCTCGTGAAAATGTAGAGTCTAAACAGAATGGCTCGTCTGAATAACAAGACTCTGCTTGGAGTATTTATCTCGTTTCTTATTGTTCTCGCGCTGATCGCAGTGATTCGCGCGGTTTTCCCTGCCGCCCTCTACGATGGATTTTCGAACATGTCTTGCTACGGCGTGAAGTGCAACGAGGGTGAGTTCTGTCAGGAGGGCGTGTGCCGTCCTATCAACCCTGCTTACACTAATGACTACTACAATAAGGGTGTTGAGGGGTTCGCCGGCGGTTTTACTAATTCATGGACTTTTATAGGACTTATGATTGGAGTTCCGATGCTTGTAGGAGTTCTTTTGCTTGCTTATATGTTTTTTCCTCGGTCAACTGCGGCGCCGCGGCTCAATGTTCGTGCGCCTATCGTCTAAGTAAATATGTTTGATTATGAATCAACGTTATTTATAATATAAACATAAAGTATAATGTTTCATCTGAACAAGAAGACTCTCGTCTACGTATTTCTTTCAGTCGTTATTATTCTTGTACTAGTTGCGGGTTCTGTATCAAAAACGAATGGTTTTGCGAACAATTATGATAGCCATGGTGTTGAAGGATTTGGAGGGCCTTTTCAGACTTTTCTTTTTGATGTATTTTTTAAATATTTGTTAGTTCCAACATTAATCTTGGTAGCTATATGGTTAGGTGTTTCATACTTTGTTAACAAACGCAGTATCTCTGCGAATGCGGCACTCCTCCCAAAATAGATAAATATGTTTGATTATGAATCAACGTTATTTACCGTGATAACTTTAAAGTTTTATCACTCTTATACCATCGTGTCGTTACTGCTTGTTCTCCATCTTACGCTGGATGGCGAGGTCGGCGGGGCCATCAAACATTGCACTGAATGCGGCCGGCACCGCAGCAGCATTGCTTACACTGCTAGGCAGTAAAGCAGGCTCAGCCTCGGCATTACGGGTCACCGTGGTCGACGGTCCACTACGCATCTTGTTGCGGTTCTCGCGCATGAACATCTCGCGGGCCTCCTCGTTATCCTTATACTTCTTCATGAGGGTGTTGAGCTGCTCCTCCGCATACTCCTGCTCACCGACATCCGTCGGCTCCGGATCCCACGGCAGCCACTTGCCAATCTCTCCGAGGAAGATGTTGTGGATCTGGTCGTTGCGCTGGAGCTTCTTGGAGCGGGCCTCCGCCTCCGCCTTGCTGGCATAGACGCCACGAACCTTCAGTCCCCGAACATTTGTGCGGAACTCATTCTTCTCCGAGAACTGCTGCTCAAGCTTTGTCTTGTTGGCATAGACAAAGTCATCATACGCCTCCTTGAGCTTGGAGTCCTTCATGTCCTTCTCATTCTCCTTGATGAATGTCTGGAGGCCATCCATGACCGTGTCAACCCGAACCCGGCTGTTACGACAGAGGTCGGCGCAGCCGCTGAGGTCCTGCTTGTCAAACTCCACTGCCTGCGCATCCAGCTTGTTGTTGATGCTGCGAATCGTGGTGGCGAGGTAGCCCTCGAGGCCGCGCACCCTCAACTTAAACTCATACTGCTGGAGGAAGGTGTCAAAGAAGAAGAGGTCCTTCTTCGCCAGCACCTTCTCCGGGCTCAGAAAGCTGAGGAGAACAACCTTCTGCCCCGGAATCTCCACGTCCTCATCCAGAAAATCCTCACGCTGGGTGTTTGACATCTACATACTTGAAGTTAGTTTCTATTTAGACCGGTGACGCAGACTAAGCCAATCGCGGACCTAAGCCAATCGCGGACTAAGCCAATCGCGGACAAAAAATCTTTTTCAATAATATAGAGTTAAATGGACTTCACTACGGAGATTGTTAACCGTGCCATTAAGTACTTAATCGAGGGTCTGTTCGTGGCCATCGCCGCCATCTTCGTCCCGAAGAAGTCCCTGCCGGTGGAGGAGATCCTGACGCTCGCGGTTGTCGCCGCGGCGGTCTTCGCCATCCTCGATGTAGTCAGCCCGTCCATCGGTGTTACGGCTCGCCAGGGCGCTGGCTTCGGTATCGGTGCCAACCTCGTTGGATTCCCGATGCGTGCGTAGACGTAGGCGCATCGGTGCGTGCGTAGATGTAAGCGGTGCGGTATAATATTTCTTAATTTAGTCCACTAACATATAAATTCTCAATGTGTTTTTTATAGATATGTAATAATATATCTATAAAACCCAGATGAAGATAGTCATAGTTGCGCTCGTCCTCTTATTTATTGCGCTTGTGCTTACCCGGACCACAGAAGGATTCTTCGGCGCAACCTCGCCTGGAACGATGGTCCAGTTACGGACAAGTCATGTTCCGACAGAAGAGGATGCATACTATTTCAAGTATGTATACCCTCAAATTGTCAAACGAGACCTGATAAGAATGACGGGTTCTTATTAACGTCGTGACTTATTTTATAGTCTCATCGGTAGAATGGTTGGTCCGATTCTTCTGGGAATAGCTCTCCTCCTCTTTGCCTGCCTCCTTGCTATAAACGGTGGCCTGCGCCTAGAGGGTTTTGAGGATACAAACGTCTGCACAGCTATCAAGGTTGATAAGGCATGTGACAATACGGCAGACTGCAACTGGAATAAGACGACAGGGAAGTGCCTCTCCTGTGCTGAGCTTACTGCCTGTGGTACGTGTGTAGATAACAACAAGTGTGGTTGGTGCACTGACATTGGCAAATGCGTCATGTCCGACCGCTTCGGTCTACCTCTTGGAAAGGCATGCTCAGATAAAAACTATGCGGTTAATGCTGATAAATGCACAGCCTCCACACAGCCCAAGTTTAATGCGGCCGACCCGAATTTCAAGACGGACCAACTTGATACAAGTATGCCTGTTACAGCATCGCAGGCAAGCACGTGCGCGAACCAGGATAAGGTTGTTGACATCGTGAAGGGGCGTCTTGCAAATGACATCAAGGCTCTTGTTCGCGCCGAGCTGACTGCGAATAAGATTACACCTGTTGAGGGTTTCCAAAATCTTGAGAGGGGTATCGCAGCCTCCGTCGTAGCATCTATTTCGGACGACGTGCGTGCGATGGTCAAAAAGTCTCTGCCGAAGAAAGTCTAAAATTGAAGTTGGTTTTTTTCATCTAACACACATAGATAAATGTCCCGTTTCCTTCGGATTTCCGAGACTGTGATTCATGTTCCCAGTCTCGCAAATGTAAGTATGACAACCACATGTCTTGGTTCGCCCCGCCTCTGTCTTTATTATCACACTCAGAAGACGCAGACTCTCTATTGTGGAAAATACGAGGACTGTGAGAAGCAGATGATGCGTATCAAGGAAGCCATGAAGAAGATTGAGGCGGCACTTGATGGAATTCCTCTTGTTGAGCCCGAGGAGGATACACCGCCTCTGAATCCTAATACCATTTCACCCAATATTGTGAAGGGTACAAATGCAACGATCTAAATTGACCGAATATACTGCCACGCCAAATCCTGGCAGATTAGCTTCCAAATCTTGTCCTGGACATATAGTTTGTCCCTATTTTTCAGTAAAGGAAAGCAGGGTAAATACTCATCCAGCTCTAATAGCTCGCAAAACTTATAGAGAACATAGGAATACGAGAGGAAGTTGCTGCGACCCTTGGGGCAATGGGCCTGGAAAGATGGCTGAATCTCCTTGAACATGAAGCGCAACTTCTCTTCGATTTCACGCGACATGACGGGTGCATTTTCTCCATTGAGCCGGTTGAGAATATGTGGCACGTGCTCATAATACTTATTGTAATGCAGCTTCCGCAGGATTTCCTTAATCTTGCTAGGCTTCAAGCTGCTATAATCAGAGATGCGCTCCTTCTTGAGCTCTTCCACAATTTCGTCATAGACTGTGGAAGGAATCTCAGTGCTCTCCTTTGCCTGGAATTGCGCAAGCCACTCGTTGAAATGGTTGATGCGCTTGTATGCATAATAGGAGACTTCGCGCGGCGGGTCCTTGTAGCTCGGCTTGTCTGAGTCAATCAGGACGAACTCCTGATATCCGCATTTGGGGCAGGTAAACAGCGCCTCATTTTGGCTGAAGATCATCTCGGTCTGGCAATCCTCGCACTCTCCATAGGGGTCATTCAGCACCTCCGAGCCGCCGCGCGCGTGTTCGGGATCCACCTTTTGAAGATAGGTCTCCAGGATTTTATCGCGGCGGAGGCGCTCACCAACTGGCTGGTTAGGAAGAACAGGGTCGCCGGCCGACTGAAGAGAACTCAGAATGTCGCCAGGTTTTACTCGGTAGGTTGAACTCTTAAGAACACCCTCTGCACCATTGTTAATTCTCTCTTGGACGTCATAATATTGATACAAAAGTTCACCGGCATTCAGAAAATAGTCGTAGACCTCATTGCCGCCGCGCCGCTTCTGAATCTCCTTCTGGAGAACCTTAATTTGCTGCTCCACTACTTCATACTGGACGTCATCGGTGACTGCCGAGAGACTGGTTTCCAGCATCTTGAGATTCTCTTCCAGCTCGCCAACCTGCTTCTCGCGGTCAATCATGGCACCGAGCTGGACCTGGTGAACGGTATCCAGGGTCGTTCTCGCCTCTGGATTACTCCGCTTCGTGGGACGTATCTTAAAAAACGCATCACCTGTTGACATTGTCTATGAATCTTATAGGTTTTGCGCTGTTCCGTTTAGACCGACTACGGCTTGAAAGTCGGAACGTAGCTGGCCGTGAAAAGTTTCCTTTTTCCGCCATTCCGGCACTTTGCTGAAATTTTTTCTTTCTAAGAGTTATAGAATCAAATGACTGGAGGAGGCCTGATGCAATTAGTCGCCTATGGAGCCCAGGACGTTTACCTCACGGGCAACCCCCAGATTACCTTCTTTAAGGTCGTCTACCGCCGCCACACCAACTTCGCCATGGAGTCCATCGAGAACCCGTTCAACGGCTCGCCCGGCTTCGGCAAGCGCGTGACGTGCACGATCCAGCGCAACGGTGACCTGATCCACCGCATCTACCTCCAGGCCACGCTCCCGTCTGTCTCCCTCCAGACGTCGGACGGCTCTGGCGCCCAGTTCCGCTGGCTCAACTGGGTTGGTCACAACCTCGTCAAGAGCGTCGAGCTCGAGATCGGCGGCCAGCGCATCGACAAGCACTACGGCCAGTGGCTC